GCCCTCCTGTCCAATACGACAGGCACAGGCAACTCTGCGGTGGGCTTCAATGCTCTCTATTTAAACTCAACAGGCACAAACAACTCCGCTGTTGGTAGCAATGCACTCTACACAAACACCACCGGTATTAACAACTCTGCTGTTGGTTCCGGTGCGCTTTACGGAAATACCACGGGCGCAAACAACTCCGCTGTTGGCGTTAATGCGCTATACAACAACGCTACGGGTAACGCCAATTCTGCGTTCGGATTTAACTCATTACTATCAAATACTACGGGCGTTGAAAATTCCGCCGTTGGCGTCAATTCGCTCAGGGCGAACACAGGGGGCAGCTACAATGCTGCTGTCGGTACTGCGGCTCTCCTATCTAACATTGCGGGCAACTACAACTCTGCGGTTGGATTCCAAGCCCTCCTCTCCAACACAACAGGTGTAAGCAACTGCGCCTTTGGTTCTCAATCCCTTTACTCCAACACAACGGGATTTACCAATTCCGCTGTTGGTGTCCAATCCCTCTACACAAACACCACTGGCGTTAACAATTCCGCCGTTGGCTATCAGGCCCTTTATTCCAACACCACGGGTGCCAGCAACTCCGCTGTTGGCGTTCAGGCTCTTTATTCAAATAGCACAGGAATTCAAAACTCAGCTTTTGGGTTCACCGCTCTAACCTCAAACACCATCGGTGTGCAGAACTCCGCTGTTGGCGTTAATGCTCTTTATACCAACAGCTCAGGCTCTCAGAATTCTGCACTGGGTGTTAATGCCCTTCTCCTTAACACTACGGGCACTAGCAACTCTGCTGTTGGCAACAATGCCCTATATTCCAATACCACCGGAATTAATAACTCTGCTGTTGGTGTTAATGCGCTTTACTCTAACACCATCGGTACGCAGAACTCTGCTGTTGGCAACAATGCCCTATATTCCAATACCACCGGAATTAATAACTCTGCTGTTGGTGTTAATGCGCTTTACTCCAACACCACAGGCATCAACAACTCTGCTGTTGGTTCCCAATCTATGCTTTTGAACACAGGCGGGAGCTTTAACTCTGCGCTAGGACGAAATTCGCTATATTCTAATACTACAGGCGCCAACAACTCAGCTGTTGGCTCCGCTGCCCTTTTCTCCAACACTACGGGTTCCTTTAACTCTGCTGTTGGCACCAGCTCACTCCAATTAAACACTACTGGCGTTAACAACTCCGCTGTTGGTTTCCAGGCACTGTATTCCAACACCACCGGTGTTAATAACTCTGCGGTTGGTGCCAATGCTCTCTACTCCAACACCATCGGTACGCAGAACTCCGCCGTTGGTACTAATGCTCTCTTTACAAACACGACAGGCACTCAAAACTCTGCGTTCGGAAACCGCGCCCTAATCTTTAATACCACGGGAAGCTTTAACTCTGCTTTAGGCCTTGATGCCCTTCAGGGCAACACCACAGGAACTAATAACTCCGCCGTTGGTGTAAGTGCTCTATATACGAACACGACGGGCTTCCAGAACTCCGCTCTTGGCGTCAACGCTCTTTACTTCAATACCACGGGAGCTTTTAACTCTGCTGTCGGGGCAAACGCCCTCTATTCAAATACAACGGGAATAGATAACTCTGCCGTTGGGTTCCAAGCACTATTTGCTAATAACACAGGAACTAGCAATTCTGCTCTTGGTTATCAGGCCCTGCGTTCTAACACCACAGGCACAAACAACGCTGCATTGGGATACAATTCAGGTAACGATGCTCTAATCGGCATTACAACACAGAGCAACTATGTCGTCCTCGGCAACGACAACACAGCCGTAATCTACGGCAAGGTTGCCCCGTCAAATCCATCGGACATCCGCGACAAAAACATCGCGGGGCCTGTTCCGCATGGCCTTGCGTTCGTCAACCAGATTGAGCCGATTGAGTATACGTTCAAGACATCGCGTGAGGATGATACGCCCAAGGGCCGTGTTCACTATGGATTCTCGGCTCAGGAAATCTTGGCGCTTGAGGGCGACAAGGCAGTAATCATTGACAAGTCGGATGAGAACAAGCTTGCATTCAACGGCTCGTCGCTCATCCCGGTTCTTGTGAATGCAATCAAGGAGCTTTCTGCTAAAAATGAAGCCCTTGAGGCCCGTTTGGCTAAACTAGAAGGAAAGTAAGACTATGGCTATTACATACACTTGGAAAGTTCTTGAGCTTACCGCCTACCCGACCTACGAAAGCCAGTCGGACGTCGTATTCAAGGTCATGTGGCAGTATCTCGGCAAAGACGACCAGGGCAACGGCTCGTCGCGCGGTGGTGCAACCGAAGTGACATACAATGCCGGCGCTCCGTTCACGCCGTATGCCGACCTTACCGAAGAGCAGGTTCTTGGTTGGGTCGAGCCGCTAATCAGCGACGAGAAAAAGGCTGAAATGGCGGCTGAAATTGCGGGCGACATTCAGTGGTCGATTGACCAGCAGAGCGCTGACAATCCCGTCACGCCTCCGCTTCCGTGGCCGATGACGATGCCGGCTGCTGCTGAATGAGGAAAGTCCTCATATCTGCGCCGTCCTACGACGGGAAGGTCAATGTTTGGCACGCAACGGCTCTTGCCGAAACGGTCAAGATTGGCCTTTCCCGCGACATAAACGTCATCGCCGTCTATATGTCGTATGACGCCCTCGTCCAACGGGCGCGCAATGACATATTTCAGATGGCCTATGAGAGCGAGGTTGATGACCTTGTTTTCATTGACTGCGATGTTGATTGGAACCCTGAAGATTTCTTCCGGTTGCTCGAACATGACGTAGATGTCGTCGCCGCGCCTATCGTAAAAAAGACGGACACAGAACATACCTATAGCGTCAAACTGCTTGGCGAATATTCACCTAAAGAAAATGGCCTTGTTGAAGTAGATGGTTGTGCAACGGGCTTTTTTCGTGTTCGGTTTGACGCTATAAAGAAGATGTATGAAGCCGCAGAACCCTACAAGGAACCCCAAAAACAAAAATCATCCCGCATGGTTTTTGAAGTTAAGGTCGTTGATGGAGACCTCTGGGCGGAAGACATAATCTTCTGTGACAAGTGGAGAAAGATGGGTGGGAAGGTTTACATCGACCCAACCATCAATTGTGGTCATTCAGGCGAGAAGCGCTGGATAAGCGACTTTTCAAACTGGATTAGGAACGCCCACCCGAAAAGTGGGTCTTAGAAGCCGGCAGGTAGTTCTGCTGGCCCCCTTTGCGCTAAAGGAGCGTTAAAATGGAAAATGAAAACGTCACCATTACTCTCACGGTCGCCCAGTGGACCCAGATTCTGAATGTTCTGAGCCTCGCCCCCTTCTCGGCGGTCAATCAGATTTCGGAAGCTGTGAACTCCCTGCAGACGCAGGCTGGCCCGCAGGTTGAGGAAGCGGCTAAAAAGTACGCTCCCGCCGAAGCTGCCCCGGCGGCTGAGTAATGTCACCAAATGGGGCGGGCCACGTGCTCGCCCTTTTCTCACGCAAAGGTGCGGCGATGGTACTAGACGCTCAAACAGCCTTCAATATCGTCGTCGGCATACTTATCTCAGGCGCGGCCTGGTGGGCGAAAGAAATCTGGAATGCTGTCGCCAAGTTGCGTGAAGACATACACGAAATAGAAGTAGATTTGCCCTCGTCGTACATAAAGAAAGAAGAATTTAACGAGGCGATGAAAACGCTGAATGATAAATTAGATAAGATTTGGTCAAAGCTCGCTGATAAGGCTGACCGATAATGGCTCTTGATTATAATTCATATGTTTCAACAATTGCGAATATAACAACGCTGGACTCAACACAGCCAGAGTTTGTTCAGATTATTCCGCAAATGATTGACTATGCGGAAAAGAGAATTTACCGAGAGCTAAACCTCATATTCACGCGGGTTGTTAATTCAACGCTCAATGTCACGCCGAATAATAGAGAGTTTCGACTGCCGATAAACAACGTTCCGGCGTCGTTTACTTCTCTTGAGTTCATCACCGTCACAAATGTTAACATCATTATCCCTGCCGGCCAGACAGCAGCCGGCGGCGGAACGCGCGTTCCGTTGCAACATATGCCGTCAACTGTTGTTGATTACCTGGCGCCGTCAAATGCTGCGTCCATTTTGTCGCCCTATCCTTTGATGTATTACATGAAGGACCAGTGGACAATTATACTCGGCCCCGCGCCAAGCGCCCCTTATAACATTGAAATTCTCGGGACAATCCGTCCGGTGCCTTTGTCGCCGACGAACTCCCAGACATTCCTGACGCAGTATTTGCCGGACCTGTTCACAGCCGCAAGCATGGTGTTTATGTCGGGCTACCAGAGAGACTTCGGCTCTCAGTCGGACAATCCGCAACAGGCGCAGTCTTGGGAGAACCAGTATCAGTTGTTGTTCAAGTCAGCGAACGCCGAAGAAATGCGCAAGCGTTACAATGAAGAGGCGTTCAAGCAATGAGCATGAACTATCTCACATACGCGATTCGGGTTGCGAACCTTATCCCTGTAAATCTTACAAATACGCAATTCCAGAATATGCTGCCCTCAATGATTGAGTATGCGGAGCTACGCATCTACCGCGAACTCAATTTGCTTGAGACGCGCGTTGCGACAGAGGTGGTCAGCACGCCAAATACGCGCAACTTCACACTTCCCGTCCCACCAGCTGGCCCATATATTACTGTCGTCGGGATAAACATAGTCACGCCTGCGAATACGTCGCTCGCGGCTGGTGGCGTTAGGAATTCAATTCCGTCACGTTCCCGAATGCTCGTGGATTACGTATGTCCAACAGACGTTGGGGTCAGCGCCGCGACTGTTCCGCAGATGTATTATATGCGCGACCAAAACACAGCGATTATTGGACCCGCATCCCAATCGACGTATTTTGTTGAAGTTATCGGCACAATCCGTCCGAACCCCTTGTCTGAGACAAACCCGACAACGTTCCTTACTGAATACTTCCCGGACCTTTTTACGGCGGCCAGCATGGTGTTCGCCGGAAATTATATGCGGGATTTTGGTCAAGAGGCAGGGGCTGCAAACATCGCGCAAGGTTGGGAACAGCAATACCAGACGCTGTTTGCAGGTGCGAATAATGAAGAAACCCGCAAGCGTTATAACGACGAGGTCAACAAGCAATGAGCATGGACTACTCGTCATATACGCTTCGGCTGACGTCTTTTATTGTTAAAGAGCCGTCAGACCTTGATTATTCTGTCGTAATCCCCGCGACTATTGACGCGGCGGAGCAGCGGATATACAGAGAACTCGACCTTCTCGACAGCGTTTTTGTTAATTCCTCAAGCGCGCTTACGGCGGGCAATCGCAACTTTATTTTACCCGCGACGACAAACGGTATATTTATCACCGTTCAGGGGTTGAACGTCATCACGCCTGCGGGCGCGCAGCCAGACGCCGGAACGCGCGTTCAGTTGGTTCCGGTTTCGGTTTCTTACCTAAATTCCGTTTGGAATAGCGGGACTTTTCGTTCGGTTCCGAAAGACTTTGCAATGATACGTCAAGACCAGGCAATTGTCGGTCCCTGGCCAGATTCGAATTATTTTGTAGAGGTTATCGGGACAATACGACCGAACCCTCTGTCTGCGAGCAATACAAACACATACTTGACGCAATATCTCCCGGACCTTTTTCTGGCCGCAAGCATGGTGTTTTTCTCAAAGGCAGTTCTCGATTATAACGGTGCGACACAGGGCTCACCTGAGTGGTGGGAATCAAATTATCAGGCAGCGTTCAGGTCGGCGAGCCTCGAAGAATTGCGCAAAAAATACGCCGGCCCCGGCTGGACTTCGCTTTCTTCTGTTCCTGTAACGCCGACGCGCTAAGGTTTTTGATATGGGTCTGATTTACGAGCATTGGCGGCCAGATACCAACGAGTGCTTCTATGTAGGGGCTTCGCGGGATGCGGAAGATACGCGTCCTTATTTTTATGGTCACCATAACGACGATTATGATGCTGTAGTCTCTTATCTTGCAGAAAAGGGTATGGACCCATTCACAAAAATTATTTGGAGTGAGTTAGAGCGAGACTGCACATGGACTTACGAAAAAATTAGAATTTCGTATCAGCGCGCATTGCTGGGTAAAAAATTAACTAATCGTACAAAGGGCGGTGAGGGCATAAATTTTGATTGGACGCCAGAAATGCTCGCTAATGCAAGCAACGCTGCAAAATTGCGTTGGGAGAATCTTACAGATGAGCAAAAGGTGGTGTTTGGAGAATTGGCAAAAGAGCGGTTTACAAATTGGTGGGCGTCACTAACCGAAGAAGAGCGCGATAATTTTTGCAAAACTCGCGCCATATCTCAGCAAAGAAGATGGGATGAAATGTCAGATGATGACAGAGAAGCCCATCGAGAAAACACAAGAAAGGCTGTGCTAGAATATTACGCCCATATAACGGACGAAGAATACGCCCATCTTTGTGAAATCAACAGAGAAAAATCATTGATGTTCTGGGGAAGCATCTCTGAGGAAGAACTGGCTGAGCGGTGCAGAAATCTTAGTGAGAAAGCCACCCAGATGTGGGCGAACAGAACAGAGGATGAGATTGCTGAAGTGGCTCTCGCAATCAGCAATGGTCACAAAAATAGGTCGCCCCAAGACGTTGAAAAAAGCCATCAAAAAAGGGTTAAAACACTTGCTGAAAAAGACGCACTCGCGAAGGCTTCCGGTAAGTTAACCCGCGCTGAGAAAATTCGTGAATCACACCTGGCAAGAACTGAGGAAGACGTTGCAGAGAGTCACAGAAAAAGAGTTGAGGCGCGCAGGCAGAAAGATTTAGAATTGAAAGCCCTCGGCTTGCCAACTTCATCGGAAAAAACTTGGGAAACTCGTCGTCGAAAAAAGGCAGAAGCTCTTTCTGAAAAGGAGAAGCTAAATTGCCCATGAACGAAATTACGCTCATCCCGGGTGTGAACACAGAATCGACCCCTGCAGACTCCCCTGCGGGTATTCAGGAATCACAGTTCATTCGCTTCAAGGCCAACCTCGTCGAGAAGCGTGGGGGCAGCACGCTCTATCTTAAAAAACGCCTTGAAGGAATACCTAACGATATTCAACCTTGGGGAGATATCGCGGGTAAGCCTTATGTTGGCGTTTCAACAAACACCGAAGTTTATGCTTATGAGCAGGAGAATAGTATTCTCCGAACAATAAGCCCCCAATATCTTCGTCGTCCAAATGTTCCTGTAAACCTTTCAACGGTTGCGGGGTCAAGCCTTGTTACAATCACAGACCCGACCATTCAGAATTTGACAGTCTATGATTCGTTAACTTTTAATACACCAGTGGCTGTTGGTGGGCTTATTTTACAGAATACTTATCCGATTGTTGAGGCGCAAGGCATATCAACCTATGTCATTGACGTTGGTTACCTTGCAACAACGACTGTCAATAACGGCGGCGTGCTCCCGCAGTTCGTTACGAATGCGGGCTCCACCGAAATCGTCGTCAACTTCCCGATTGAATATCAGTTCGGTAAGCTTGTCATTGGTGACAGAATTGGCTTCATTAGCCCGACCAATGTCGGTGGTCTTGTCGTTGACGGGCAGTATATCGTAACCCGAATTATCAATCCGACGAAATTCACAATTGTGGACGACGAGGCGTCTACTCTTTCTGACAGTGCTTTTCTCAACAACGGGAATCTTGATCTTACGTATTGGATTGTTGATGGTCCGACGCTCTTCGGTTCAGGCTACGGCACGAACGCCTATGGCCAATATGGTTACGGGCAGGGAAGCGCCAATAAGCCTATTACCGGAAATACGTATCAGGCGGACAACTGGTATCTCGACAACCGTGGGGCTTCTTTAATTGCGTCGGCGGTTGGCGGTCCGATTTTCTTCTGGAACAACACCAACGGCTATCAGAACCTCGCTATTTTTGACAATGCGCCCGTAAGGAGCAACGGCGCTTTCGTCGCCATGCCTTTCGGTAACGTCATGGCGTGGGGATGCTCAGATACAATCAACCCCCTACAGAACCCGCTCTATATTCGTTGGTCGGATTCAAAGGACCCGAGCAACTGGTCCATCGCCGGTAACTCGGATGCTGGTTTTTATAACATTCCGACAGGCTCAAAAATCCTGCGCGGCATTCAGGGTCAGACGCAGCAGTATTGGTTCACAGACGTTGACGTCTACTCGGCTCAATATATTGGTTATCCCGGAACGTTTAGTTTCAATAAAATTGGCAATGGTTGCGGTCTGGTTGCGCCAAAGGCTGTTGGGTTACTGGGTAGTAACATTTACTGGATGTCAAATCGCGAGTTCTTTATCTGTCCGACGGGTGGTGCGCCGCAGCCCATTCCGTGCAGTGTGTGGGACGCAATTTTTCAGAATATAAACGAGAAATATAAAGAACGAGTCATTTGCGGGACGAACTCGCTGTTTAACGAAGTCCTTTGGTTTTATCCAACAAAGAATTCGGTTGACGGCACACCTGACGCATACGTGTGCTTTAATGCGCAATATAATCTTTGGGACTATGGCGAGATAAACCGTACGGCTTGGTATGACCAATCCCTCGTTGGCGAGCCTCTGGCGACGGATTCAGCTGGGTATGTTTATCAGCACGAAACTAGCAACAACAATGCTATCGGCCCCCTAACCTTCCCGATGCACTCGTATTTCAAGACGGGCTATTACAGCTTATCGGCGGGGCAGGAGTTATCTTTTTGTGACTGGGTACTTCCGGATTTCCGCTGGGGCCAATACGACGAGCCTAAAACAGCCGAACTTTATTTCAAGTTTTACGTCACGGACTATGCGGGACAGACGCCTCGGGAATATGGCCCTTACAATGTGACGAAAGAAACGCCATTTATCTGCCCGCGCTTTCGAGGTAGATATGTAGCGTTTGAAGTCGGAAGCACTGACTTGAATAGCTTCTGGCGTTTGGGATCAATTCGTTATAGATTTGCACAGGCGGGGAGGCGCTAATGGTCGATTACTCATCAATCAGCGCCGCAACAACAGCCGCCCAGAACCAAGTTGTCGCCGTCAATAGCATCACCCGTGCCCTTCAATATGTGACGGGGCAGTATACGTCGCTCACCTACGCAGGGCCGCAGACAGTCCAGATATTTTCCGGCGTTGGGCGTCTTGTTAATGTGTGCGTTGTCGTCTCCGGCGGCGGCGACGCAAAGTTTTACAATACAGCATCTATCACAGCGCTCCCCGCAAATAGCCTTCTGTTTGTTTTGGACGCAAGCGCCCCGACAGGCGTAACGCAGATTGGGTTGCAGTTTAGCGATGGCGTAGCAGTGGTAATTGGTTCCGGCGTCTCGTTAAACGTCACATACTCGGCAGGACAGTAAAATGCCTTTGAAGCCCGGAAAGAGCCAAAAGACGATCAGCTCGAACATTAGCGAGATGGTTCACGCTGGCCACCCGCAG